GGAATCTCAATATCATCTGCAACAATAATATCACAGTGAGCACCCGTGATCATAGACTTGATTCCATAAGCAGCAACCGATGGGTTCTTGTCTGGTCTAGATCTTGCACCCACATCAAAGCGATCAGCACCATCTCTATCTTCTACATCTGGTATCAAGTGACTGAGAAAGTCTACACTGTCTATAATTCTTCTACAGAGTCTGATGAACTCACGAGCACGGTTTTGTACGGCAGACATAGAAATGATTGTGGTATTAGGATCTCTGTATAATAACCACACACAATAGGCACTGGTGATATAACTTTTACCACACCCACGCATTGCCTGCACCATTACTCTATCACCACCGTTCTGAAGGTAATCAGCAATGTCGTACTGTACTAATGCGGGTTGAGGTAAACTTAGTGCGTCCCAAACAACGCAGAGGAAATTCCTGAAGTCGTCTCTTATTTCTCTATAATAGTCTTCGTCTGCCATTTTAGTAAGTATCCCATCATGTGGATTAATCTTTCTGGATGATCTTTTACTTTACCTTCAATGTCATTGCAGAATCTACAAATAACATCTCGGACTTCTCCAGTGTCGTGATTGTGATCTTGACATTTCTTATTCTTATCCGTGAACTCTACACCACAACAAGAGCAATGGGTCGCTGTTCTATAATCTTCCCACTGGTCATAAGTTCCTTTATATTTATTAAACCAAAGAATTCTTTTTCTATCTTCAGGATTTTCCTTTGCCCATTTCTTTGCAGAGTCTTTGTACTTTTGTGGATTGCGTTTATAGCATTCTTGATCCATTGTTTGTTTTCTTTCATAGTTTTCTTTGCGCCATCTTGCATTATTTTCTTTGATCTTTTCAGGATTTTCTTTTGCGTATTTAGTGACGCATTTTCTAACACACTCTTTACATTGGGTACGCTTACTATAAAACTCACTTAGTGGTTTCTCTATTCCACACTTTGTACATTTCTTCTCTTCCATATATTTCTCCTTAGCGACCGAACCAAGCGGTTACGGTTCCAGCACCAGCACCAGACGATCTGGTTGAACTCAATCTAACCTCTGGAGCATAATCCCTTGAAAATATTTGGTCTCTGGTGGCGGCACTGTTTACGGTTAACGCTGAACCTAAAGCAACCCAATCATGTTCTGGGTGGTATCTTCCTTGTACCGTGACGGTCCCTGTATACGCTGAGTTACAAGATAACTGGATTGTGAGGGCATCACAATAAGATGCTTGATCCATATTTACAGCATCGGTCGTAAGTGTACCGGTACTGGTGGGGTGAGATATGACTGAACTTTTCTTGACTTTCATTTATTTCTCCTTAATTGCAAACTGCTACTGAATGGGTTTGAGTGACACCTACGCCACCGCCATTTACCATCGTTATTTGATATTCAGGACAGACAGTCGTGAAAACATTTATGGTTGCGGCAGTTGCATTTGATGGGGACGCAAGCGTGACCCACGGAGCGTCTGGATGCATTCTTCCCTTAATTGCTTTACCGGTGGTTGTTTTACTACCAGTTCCGCTGACATCAATACTGATCATTACTTTTGGATTCTTTGGATTACGATCCAGTTGGAAAGTATAGGTGGTTGTTTCACCATTATTTCTTGTTTGTGTTTGTCGTTGAGTTCTCATTTAAATACCTTTCTTATTGAGGGAATATCCATACATCTACTTTGGCATCTACTGACATCGCAGTACCATCTAATAATAATTTAACTTCGGGAACCTTAGGTAATGATTCTATACCGGGTGCAGACGCAATTGCAGTTAGGTTTACCCATGGTGCGCTTGGGTGTAATCTACCTTGATATTGGCATGTGGCAAGACCATCAGTAGATGTGAATTGAGCGGTCATTACTGACTGTTCCCAATTCTGTAACGAGAGAACTTTTGTTACTGTACTCTTTGAAGTACCCAATAAAAGATCTTCATTCTTACAAATCGTTTGTACATTCATCATTAACCTATCTTCCTTTCAGTTAACTTGGGGAAAGGCAACAATTTATTTATCTGATCCTTCTTGTTATTAGGAAGAGATAATGCCTCTGCACCATTGTCTTGCAAGAAACGAAGAGCACATTGAACCCAACCCGGACTGTTTCTCTCTGGGTTCTGTAGTGCGTCTATGATGCTATCAGCAGTCATATCCCACATAAGTCGTAGTTTATCTTCTTTATTATCCATTTTATTTCTCCTCTAGTTTGATTATTTTCTTGAGATCTTCTTCTGCTTTCTCTACTCTTTTGCTGATATCATTAAATGATTCCTTAAGTTCCATGACTTCTTCTTTGAGATATGATATCTGTGTGGTAACTTCACCCAGCGTACGGTTAATTGCATCCAGTTTCCATGCTGCAAAGAATGCAGTACAGAGAATGGTGAACTGTAGTATTTCAGATGCTATCATGATTGGGTATCCTCATATGCAGTTATGCGGAGTTGATATGAGGTGTTCCAGTCAAGGTTTGTAGGACTACATAAACCACCTGTACAGATAAGTCCGTTTGCACCACTGGCATCAGAGAAAGGTCTAAGGACTCTGACGATTGTACCGTTGGTATTTCTTTCACACTTCCAATAGCAAGCAGCACCTGAAGATGTTCCGAATACACCAGAATATCTATCGGTAACATTTGCTGTCTTTGTTCCCGTATAGGAACGCAGATTGACCCATGCCGAAGCAAGAGGAACTGCGGTAGCGGATGTACCATTTAGATATTCAATGAAGCATTGTCCTACTACAAACGAGAAAGCAGATGTTTCATAGAATGCTTGGGTGGTACTTGTAGATGTATTGACAACTTTTGTTTCCTGTTTTGCAGCAGTAGTAAGAGTTGTCCATTTCAAACCAGTTTGTGTTGTTGTATCCACAACCAATGCTTGATTATTTACAGCAGATGAAGAGAGAACTACTGCGGTATCGTTTGCAGTACCGACAATCAGATCTCCTTTTGCTGCCCATGTGGTATCATTGGCGATGGTCTTTGGTGTAATATAAACTACTTCAGTCCCGTTATATGATAGAACTTGTCCACTGGATGCACCAGTAAAGTCAATATAAGATGGTAATACTTGTGTCTTTGACATTATTGTTTTCCTTTATTAAGTTCCAATTGCTGTTGCAATCCAAGCGGGTTCTGTACCATATGTTAGCAAATAAACAGGATTCTGTGGAGATTGACCAGATACCGCACCATTCCAATATAAATGATAATTATTAGTATTCCAGTTCCATTTCCTTATTTCAAATATTATTTGATTTCCTGTTAAAGTTGCAATGCATACAAATGCACCATAAACAGCAGAATTAAAATTATTATTTGTGTCTAATCCATAGGTTACATAATCTGGAGATAGAACCACATAGGTTACTCCAGCAGCAAAGTTAATATCAAAATTTACATAAACAATGGATGCTTTACCGCTAGGAGCGGTTGAATTATTATTAATACCATTCATACCCGTAAAGATTGGTATTGATATATTACACGAATTTATTGTACTTAAATTGCTAAAAGTAAATGTACCTTTCTGTCCGTGAATTGGATAAGAACCAAGTCCAGAAAGAAATGTTATTCCTGAATATGTTCTATTCGCAGTTAAAAGGGTTGATTGTTGAACCTTTGCTTTTGTATCAACATAAACTTTATTTGCAGCATCATTATTTGATGCCGGAGTGTCAAGGTTTGTTATCTTACGACTTCCTAGATTGATATCACTGGTTGGGGTTGCCATCTGATCCAAACGACTGGTACGAACTTGAGTATCAAAGTCGCTGATGGTTGAAGCGGGAATAGTTCCCCAATCAACTTGACCTGATGGAGAATTGGTTACACGGAGAACATGATTGGTAGTTTCTCCAGTAGCATCAATCTTTTCGTTATTTACTGCTCTGTCCTGAATCATTGATTCGGTCACAGCATCAGCACCAAAGGCAGCAGGAACAGTTCCCTTATTATAATAAACTTCAGCAACTACTCCATTGTCAAGAGCAGGAGAAAAGGAAACAGTGTCTCCTGTTATGGTATATGCAGATGTTGGAGATTGCTTTACACCGCTTACGAATATTTCAATATCTTTTGCTGCAAGACCAATTGCTTCACTCGGTAAGGTATAATCGGTAGTAGAACCATCACCTGTATATGTCGTATAACCTTTAGTTCCCAATGTACTTGGTAATGTACCGGTGATAGCAGCAGTTAATTGTCCCAAGTTGACAGCATCGGTTGCATCTGAAGCAGGTCCGATATTGGTAATGGTCTTGCCTCTACCTTCCCACTTATCTTCGTTATTGAGAACCATTGCATCATCACGCAAGTCAATTGCTTCTTGGGTCAGGAAGAACAATTGTTTTGCATCTGTGTTAAGAATTGATGCGGTAATGTTTGTAGAATTGGTATAGTTGATATACCTATCATCACTCTTTGTAAACCGAGAAATCTTTATGACTGTGTTTGACGCAGGAATGTATCCTGCTTGGAAAGTGATGTTCTGATTAATAACAGATACAGTGTATGCGGTATTTAAAACCTGAAGAGTATTGTCAACATACACACGGAGTTGAGAGGCGTATGTAACCAAATCATCATCTAATAGATCAATATTGGCATACGAGTATGTCGCCAATACACCATTACCTGTGTAGGTGACTGAAGATAAAGACATATGTTATTCCTTTGTAAAACGAGTGAAATATATTTCAAGTGAAACAATTTCTCATATAGAGAAATGTACTTAGTAACCTAACTTACGCATTCTTTCATTGTGCTGATCCCAACGGTATGCTCTTGGATCTTGCTCATATGCGGGTGCTAATCCAAATGTTTTAAGTGCCGTATTCATTTGCCATGTACGGACACCCGGTATGAATCCATAAACTCCTCTTGGGAATGTGAACCATTTCTCATAGTTATCAATATATGGATTTGAACTTGTAAGATCATTTACGAAATCTAGACTGGTCTCAAATGGTTTGAAGTTAGCAAGTGGAGGACTCCACATCTCTGATGGATTAGTCCTTCGTGTAACAATGTCGCTTGCTTGCAGTTCAGTTTGTTGAGACAACGCTGCTGTATTGAGAGCAGCATCAATACCATTATAAATTAACTTGTGAGAAAGATCTTGAGTTATCGGTGGTTTATCTCTTCCCATTGGTCTATAACCACCACTAATACTTGGGAATAGTTCCATCTCCATTGGGTTGACAATATGATTTAAAAGGAAAGATTGGAAGTTTCCACCTGCTGGAATTCTAGATATTAATCTGTAAATAGCAATTTCTGGTTGTTCACGCCATTCTTTCTTTGTTTCTTCCCACGCTTCTAAGTAAGTATCTTTGCCTTTATAACCCTTGATATCCAAGAGTCTCTTACCTTCATAGTAGAGAAGTTCTCCAATAAGAACTGGTAGACCCATTGCAATAATCTTCATCATATTTGATTGGTGAGCACCACGGAGATATGCTTGATGTACGAATCCTCTGACATAGTTAGAGAACTGTCCAACATATCTTTGAATAAAGTTTGCATTTGGGATTGCGGCGATACCGGTTGCAGATACAACAGCGGTATTGACTTCTTCTTCAAGATATGAAGTCATCTTCATCATGATCCTATCAGATCTTTCTAGACGACTATCACCACTCCTAGTTGCAATATTATCAATATAATCTCTTAGACCTTGGGTATTATATTCTTTAAACTCTGTAACAAATCCCGGATCTCTGACTACACTCTTGTTTCTAAATGCTTGAGAAATAATCTTTAGGTCTGCTTCATCGGTAAGACCGTGCTTTACAAGACGGAGTGCCGTACCCCATTCAAGATTATTCTTCTTTGCAATATCTTTTAGAATTGTAAGTTTAGTTTCAAAGGTTGCATTAGCAGGAAGTTTACGCATTGCTGCATTGTATTGTCTAGAGAAAGTTCTAATGAGTTCTATATTTCTCACCAGTTCTTTCTTTGCTCCCTTTGCTGCAATGTTTCTTGCCAGTGCGGTAAAGTATTGTTGTCCACCGATGCGTGTATTGGCATTAGCAACGCTTTCCAGTAGACCCACTCCAGCATCCACCACCCTTGCTGCACCGGTTGTATACCGACCGCTACCTCGTTCTGCGGCAAGTCTAGTCAATCCTTGTTGATCTATTACATTACCTTTAAGGATATCTGCCGCTCTTGCTAAAGGTCTAATAGGATTACGGTTTCCAGAAACTAAAATTCTAGGATCATATATTCTTCTAGTATTTAATTGGATACCACCCATGTACGCTTCATTATCCACACCCAATGCGTACTTACGGGTAAACTGTTCTATACCAGAACCTAAGTTTTCCAATTCAGCAAACCCAGCAGGAGAATTAATCAATGAATCTAATGTATCAATAAACGCATTGACAAACCCATTGCGGTTTGCATTCAAGAGAAATGCTTTGGGTACTTCAGCAATTGCAGTCTGTAGACCGAAGAATGAACCAACAGATGCTCTAACAGTACCGTTCAATATTCTGAATGTAGTTTCCCAAATACCATATCTGTTTGCTGTTTCTACATTAAATCCTAAGGAGTGTGCCAACATATCCTCAAGATTATCCATATCTCTTTCAACTCGTTTTATGAGTGTTCTGGGTGAAGCACCAGTTTGTCTTTCAATTTCTTGTGCTTGTCTACGGAATCCTTCTCTCGTTTCTCTTAAGATCTGGAATATACCAGTTTCTCTATTAGCACCACCCAAGAAATTTCTATCCAGTTGTGCTTGTAATCTCATTCTGGTTCCAAGACCATTAGCAAACTCAGCAACTATATCTTGGAAATTTTGAATCATGAATGGACGCATAGCATTAGACATTGCGATTTCTGTATAGATTTTATCATCCATCAGATCCGCACCAATCATTTGAGTTGCGGTTAATGGAGAGTTTCTTCTACCAGTATTGAATCTATTTCTCTCTGGATTAAATTTACCGTAGACAGAATCTGTCTGGTCTTGAACCCAATCATTCCATGCTTGATTGGTTTTCTTGCTTTCAAGAAGATCAACGAAATCATTCCAAGTTCTGGCATTCGCTATTTCTGTATCGGAACATTCATTGACCAATCTTTGAATACCGAATCCTATTGGGGCGTTATCACCAATATCATTATTCAATATTCTGAATATATCATCTCTTGTTGTTGCTGCACCAATATCTCTATTGAGTGCTTTTGCTAATTGAACTTCATCTAAATTAAGATAGGTTCCACTTAATAGTCTTCTATCAACATCCAAGGTTCTTGGTTTAGGTCCTCGTTGACCCGGAATACTCAGAGTTCCAGATGTACCTCTTAATCTACTTAAAGATTCTGTATGCAATCTTGTAAGTTCGGTATTGATAATCGTTCTGACTTTTCCGGTCTGTGCTACAATTCTTTCATAAATAGGATTAGTCAACATGTTCAAAAGAATCTGTGAAACATTATCTCCTGCTGTGGCAGGCAATCCTTGTCTTGCTCTTACAGTTTCCACTTCTCTTACAAATGGTCGGATGAAATCCTCTAATGCTTCTCTTAATTCTTTTTGTTTTGGTGTAAGATTATTTGCAATTTGTGTAAAGTTAGGATCACGATTCAATGCTGCTCTAAAGAAATTGATTAGTGCTTCGTGATCTTTTCCTTCAAACGGTTTACCTTCTTTTGCATATTTCTGCAATACCTTGATAACTCTCTGTGCAGCAACTGCATTAAAGTTACGAATCTGTTGGATAGAATGCATACTGTCATCGCTTAGGTTTCCTACATTTCTCCTAAGAGCGTGAGGACTATCTATAAGATTTGCCAACATCATAATATTATCGGCAAGTCCTCTTCCTGTAATGGATTCTGGATTGAACCAAAGTCTTGATCTAGTACCTACAAGAGTATCATTTCCCCAACGGAATCCTTGCTCAATAGAGAAATATCTACCACCGGTTTCTATTGCTCTGTTTAAAACATCTGATATACCATTACCAATAAACGGTATTCCACGCATGGATCTTATAAGACCATTTGCTCTAGCGAAATCCCAGTCTTCATCTGCTAATGCATAACCAAGTTCTCTGGACTTTGATATTCTTGAGTATGCTGATTTTGCTGCTGTTGCTGCTTTGTCCGCATCTGAAACAATATCAGATAAATTTCCTTTGAATACAAGATCTTGCCAATTACCTGAAGCATCTGCTGCTGCAATGGAATTTGGTGTAAATACATTCTCAAACATTTCTTTGTTATTGATATTCAGTCTGACTGTTTGATTTGTATTCGGATCAACTACAGAAATACTTAATGTTCTACTTCCGCTTGTCCACGCTGTACCACTTGCTGTTATTTTAGGACTGTTAAGGTTTGCTTGACCAGCACCCGGTGCAAGTAATTGACGCATTCTTTGAGCAGTGCTTGCGGTATCCAGATCTTCCAATGACCTTCCAAGAGCAGCATTTGCTTTGCTAAATTCTGTTTCCAGATCAACCTCTGGTGTTCTTGAAAGTCTGCTGATCTGAACATAATCATCGGTTCGTCTTGCATTTGCTGAAGCAATGTTTTCAACTTCATCAAATCCATCACGGAATCCAGTTCGTAAAGGATAGAGACCATCAATCAAACGAGGATCATCCATCTTTGCAAGAGTATTGGTGTTCATCAAACCAAGCATCTCACCAAGTTCTCCATCACGCAATCTTCTGCGGAGTAGATTGTTTTCAAGAGTTCTTGCTTGCATATTTCTTTGTACACTGAGAACAAATCCGGGAGGGAATTCTCCTCTTGCTTCTCCTCTTCGGAGCAGTCTATTAATTTTATTTACGATCTTTGTGTCATCAGCAGTATACATTCTACGAATATTTCTTTGTGGTGATCCTGCTGTAGCACGCAAACCTTGTCTATTCACATCACGGGAATCTCTTGATAATTGAATGAGAAGTTCTTGGATTTTCTCTGCATCTGGATTTCTCCTACCGCTTGCGGCAAGAGCATCAAGACCATCAATCATTACTTGATTTTCATCATCAATAATGCGTCTTACATTTGCTGCTGTCTCATCAACACCATCGTGTAACATTCTATTTGCATTTACACCGGATGGAACCACTTCATCTAGACGAAGAGGACCACCAGCATTATTTTGAATTACTCTTCGTTCACCATCCAATGACTGGTTAATGAACTGTGTAAGCAAACCGAACTCTGCTTCTCCCGGATCAGTTGCTTGAACCCATCTGTGGAAATCCTGTTCGGTCATACCAACTCTGGTTCTCATGAATGCATAGATTCTTCTCTGTTGGTTTGCAGTTACACCAGCAGCATTCATTGCGCCATCAGTTGCCTGTCTTAATGCAGCATTTATTTCATCACCATATTTCTCAAAGTTTGGTGCTACTCTATTTCCTGCTGCATCCAATATCCAACCGTCTGAATGTCTATTAGCAACATCATCAATAGTTTCTCTAAATGTTACCAGTCTATTATGTTCAGCGACATGTCTATTTCCAATATAAGATCTGAGTTCATCGGGTGTTGGTTTAGATCTATCAACCCAATTCACAAGATCTTCAACCTGATCTACACGCCTCATACCCAATTCATGTAATCTTCGTGGATCTGCTACTTCTCTATAGATGTCATCTGTTTCTCTAACACCTGCTGCTTTGAGTCTGCGTAATAGATTACTTTGTGAAGCAGAATAACGAACACTGTAATCCAATGATTCTCTGGTTGGCACACTCAATCCTGCGGTGGCAAGAGACTCAATGGCGGCATCACGATTTAATTGACGGATGTTCAGACTAAATCCAATCAATCCTCCAGCAAGTCCAATACTTGTACCAAGAGCAATATCATCGTATGGATTTTCATCAAGGATAGCATTGTTTCCGTTTAGAAGAGATGCGTCCCTATTATATCCATCCCATATGGCATATCCACTTAACCCACCATCAACAGGTGCTAAAGCAAATTGTGTCTTTGCAAGAGTCGGTCCATGTGAAACAATCCAACTTCTTGCCATATTTGCAGGAGTGCTTATCCAAGGTAAATGATTTGCAACAACAGCACTTCTTGCAATAGCAGGAACTAATGTACCTGCACCGAGTGAAGCAATGGTTGTGACACTGGTTATAGGATCAACTGCCATGTAGTTACCAACGGCAGATAATGTCTTTGTACCGAGATAAGTTCCCCAACCAGAAGCAGCATCATAGTCCGCAATTCTTCGTTTGGCGAATGCAGAATCCATAGCATAAGTAAGTCTTGCGCTTTCATCATCTAGAGAAACAGCAGATGATGCTAGGTTTGCTAGAAACTCTGGACCATAATCATCAGCAAGGATGGTTGCTTTATCACCAAGTTGACTTTCAAGAAACTTAACTCTCTCTTCAACAAAGTTTGGTTTTTCTTTTTCTCTTGTCCAAAGAGGATCTGGTGCTGGGTCTTGCTCCAATCCGATGTAACTATCGTACATCAGACGGGTAGGAGTTCTCCAACCATATCCCCAATAACCTGCTCCTCCACCAGTCTGTGCATATAACCTACGATCAGTAAAGGTTTCAAACCATGATTGATTGTTGGTGTATGTTGGATTTCCTAGTGCATCCTCGTACAAAGGAACGCTTGCATTACTTCTTTCAATGAATTGTCTACTTGGTAGAGCACTAGGTCCAACTGGTGTTTGTGGCATCTCAGGAACAGATGCGCCTGAAATAACATCTCTTAGTGTCTGTGATGGTGGTAATCTTCCCATTTATACCTCTTTGTTATGGACCCAATGGACCGGGTAAATCTAAATCTCTAGTTTGAGTATCCACTTGTCTTCGTTGTTCTCTAACCCATGCTTGATAATCTGCTTCTGATATTCCAAATCTTTCTGGAATATAGATTGAATTACCTTGTAAGTCATCCACCCTGAACGGAATCAAGGAATCTGGTCTGCTAATGTCTGCTCTCAAATCCATACTTATAGCACCATTACCTAGAGAAACAGTTCCTCTAATTACTCCTTCTTTTGCGGCAGCAGCAACTTTGGTTTCCAGATATCTTCTCCACAGACCAGTTGCCATTCCACGCTCTCCTGTGGTTGTTTGCTGGGTCGGCATGATGTTGAAAGGATCGTATATCATCTGAACCCTTGGAGATGTACTGGTCGTAGGATCGCCGGTAAGGACCTTATAACCCATCTTTGCCATCATTGCGACAGCAGATTTCATTGCTAATTTTTCATCGCCCCAGTTCAACTTGAAACTTTGGTACATAGCATTCATACGCATGTAATCTTCTGGATCTAGAATAACAGTTGGATCATCTTCACTTTGATTTGGTATTACTGTATTGAATACTTCTGAGAATACAGTTCTAAATTCTCTTGCTTGAGTTTCAATAAGTCCTGCATTAAAAGAATATGGTTCACCAGTCATAGAATTAATCAGTGGTTGAGGAAGCATTTCTCCTGCATTCCTTGCCACTCTATCCTTGGTCATATCCTTAGTTCGTTGGATACGAAGTGCTTCGTTGTGTGCTTGAGGAAGAAATATTGATACTTCTTGACCAGTTCCAATTGCCATTCCTTGAGCAATGACAACTGTATTGTACATTATTTCGTTACCTTCAAACATTGATATCTCTGCATTGACTTGTCCAACGGTAGGCATATTCAATTTACGAACAGCACCTGTGTTTGGATCTCTGTAGTATTGTGTCTTTGCAGATAATTCAAGTAACTCATATCCTCTTGCCATCTGTTCTTTGGAAGAACCTTCCACGAAGTATTCTTCACCAAGATACTTGAACCAATCAACTGGTAGAGTATCACCTGCATTAAGCATGAACACCATTCTATCTTCTTCAATACTTCTCTGTTCTGGTGTCATCTTATCTTTATTCTTAAACAGTTGAGCAGCATTTGAATTTGCCATATTTGCAAACTCTACTGGATCATATTCATCCAGATTTCCACTGGGGTTGTTTGCTTGTTGTTTCATTCTGTCTGGAATACTTGCTTCCATGAATTCATCTAGCGCAGTATAAAGAAACTTTCTTTCTTGTGGAGAACTCTCTCTTAGTTTTCCATCTGCTGATTTCTCGGCATACCCACTGAGAAGTTCATTTATTTTCTGCTCTCGCTCGGCAATGGTTCCGGTTCTTAGTTCATCAAGTGCAGACTGATACTCTGGTGATAGTTCTACATCTTTTAATCTATCAGTTTCTGCTTTAACATTTCTATATGCAGCAAGTCTATAGGCAATTGCTTTACCCGGATCTTGACTGTATTGTAATGATGCATCAAAGTTCTGTGTGACTAATGAATCTATTGCCTCATCCCTTGCACTGATACCGGGTCTTTGTAGAGATCCTACTTCAAGTCTTGGATCTCCTGAGGTAATAACCCTATCATATTGGAAGTTAGAAACACCAATAATATTTACAACATCAATGTCTGATTTGAGATTATTTTCTCTGGTAAATCTTTCTTGCTGAGTAATCCATCTCTGTTCAAGTTGTTGTAATTTCTTTATCATTCCCTGATCTTGTGGATCGGAAGAGAGTTGGTATGACCCATCCGCATTTCTTGTTGCAAGACCGTATCGTTCTGCAATAGCGATTGCCGGATTGTTTCCTTTAAATTCTTCGCTCATTGCAAGAGCGATATTTTCATTTCCTTCTCCCGCCTGACTTGTTGCTCTAGATTCAAACTCTGCAATCTGTCCTTCAAGTTCTCTTTCTGCACGCTTTGTCAATCCTCTAACTATTGATGCTGCGTCGGGTATAGAGATATTTCCTGATTGTGCTTGTAAATTTATTTCTTCCCTAACATCCAAAGCACCTCGTACAGGCACACCTTTCTTTGCCTGATCTACGATAATTGCAGTTCCACCATCTTTTAATTTATTTCTTTGACTAGTTGTTATGTCTGGATTCACATCAAGTTCTTTGAAGTATTCAAGAACATTGGGAACATCCACGGAAACATCTCGGATTTGCATAGCATCATTGAGTAATGCTTTTCCTTTCATTTCCATATCATAAAATATTCTTGCTCTATTTCTTTCTTCAGTAATACCATTTCTAAGAGTTGCAGATCTATCCCAAATATATGTGGTAAGTTGATTAAGATCCTGATCATCCAATACTGCTCTTATCTCAGGATTCTTCCTAGTAATTTCATTCATAACAAGATCATGTAATCTTTCGGTAATTTGTTCTGGTTCAGCAGTTTCAAATAAACCCATAACTCTTGGTCTTTGAGCATCATCTTTAAATTGAATCTCATAACTTTCTATTACTTTAGCAGCGAGAAGAGTACCTGTAGATTGTGCAGCAGAACTTAATCTTTTATTCTCTGTTCTTGTTTCTGCCTCTGCTTGCTTCTTTTTTGCCTCAACATATCCAACAAGGTCAGTTGCTTTCTCTGCCATGTATGGATTATTTTCAATAGAGTATTCTGGAATTTGTGCAAATTTCATTGCTTCATCTGCGGCAAGATTATAATCATTATCAAGTATTGCTCTTTGTACTTTGGTCTTTGCTGTAAGAAAAGCATTATCTTGATTTTCTTTTACTTGCCTATCAAATTCTCTTTGATTTTCTTCTTTAGTTCTAATCGCATCATCTTCTAATCTGTTTACTAGATTGACATATGCAGTCTTGTTTTCAATCTGCTGTGCTTTGAAATTCATTGCTTCAGCAGCAGCGGCAGTTCCTGTATTGAGAATTCTATTGAGTGCTGCCCATTCATTATACGGTTCAGCGACTCTATCTTGAGGAGTAAACTGTACTGTAGGAACATCTATTCCATTGGTAATAAGGGCGTAGATGTTGGTTGGATCTCCTGCGGGAATACCCTCAGAGTACGGTCTTGGCATGGTTAGGGTCCTCCTATGATTGATGCTCTAGATGGATTACCAACGCCCATAGCACCACCATAAGCGTTATATGCTTGCGATGCTGCCTGTGCTCCTTGAATATTAGAGTATGCTCCTGCCATATTAAGACCGTTCATAAATCCTTGAATTCCTCCTTGTAAACCAGTCAAGAATGTTGATTCACTGGAACCGACCACCCATTGAGGCATCTGATTAATAGACTGTCCAAGCAACCCTAATTCCTTTTCTGTTTCAATCTTTGCGCCTTCCCTAGCAACAGCATATCCCAGAGAATTAAGCACTGCCTCTTGAACCCTAGACTCTAGAACATTTCTCTCAGCACCTTGTGCTTCGCTTGCACCACGCATAAGGTCATATTTCATCTGTAGATTTCTCTTGAGTTCCGCCGCCTTGACTTCTTGACTTGCCCTATTGAATGCCATGGATTTGGCATAGGCAAGTTCTCTTTGTCGGTTCTGGTATTCTGCCATTGCCGCTTGTTGTTTATTTGCTTGATTCGCCATTGCTACCGAAGTACCAACGGATGCTATAGTAGATGCGATGATTGCACCTAATGTAAATTCTGCAACTCCCATATGTACCTTCCTTACCTGTCTACAGGCGATGTCTTTCTCTGTACGAAGTTTGATGCAAATTCTATTGATGTAATATTCATTGGAGAAGGATGGTTTGATTTAATATTTATCTTAGTGGTTTCGTTTGATCCCATTACTTTGTATGAAACCACTTCGTCTTCTTCAATATAATTCTGTGATGCTATAAAAGAACTACCCACAACTTTGGGTGTATAGGTCATTACTCTTATCTCAGATGGACTAATACCGGGATCTATTTCAATGGTATAATATCCAGTATTTCTATGAGCAACCATTGCTTTTAGAATTCTCTGTACACCGAGCAATGCTATATTATCTCTATTTCTTAGATATTGTTTTGATAGTTCTACATTAGCGGTATAGTTACATCCCAACCACGCTGGGTAATCCGCCCATTCGCCGCTAACGGTCACTGTACAGGTTCCGTCTAGATTGTCCACCACGCTATCGGGTGTCAGTATGATGCCCTCAGAACCGTCTGGAGACCATTCAGAACCAAGGTACACAGCATCTATGTCCATGCACAGATCAGTTACCCATTCTGTAATCTGTTGACCTTTGGTCCAAACACCAGTCTCCTGTCTCTTTGAATCTATACGGGGCAGATAAGATGGATAATCATCAATGGTTCTTGTTTCAATTTTATTAATTCTTAGTACACCATCAGTTCTCTGTAGAAGATATAGATCATCACCAAAGAATCTTGCGGATAATATTTTACCGGTAGTTCCATTATCCGAAGGTGTTAACTTAGACCAAGCATTCTGTAATTTCTTTGGTCCTTGCCAATACATGAAACAGATATAAAGATCACCATCGTCACCAGTACCAGCAACCAAAAGATCTGCTGATGCGGATGCCGAGAAATATGATAGGTTATCTGGTAGGTAAGTATCAATATGCGCAGTTATGTCTTGTGCGATTGATTGTGCTGCTGCATCGTCAGAGATGTATTCGTAGATCTGACTGAACGCTCCCTTGTTGGTTGACCAGTATAATTGAGATCCTGCGATAATTGGTCTAGCAAGGTTAGGAGAAGTGTATGCTGTAGATGCAAGGACGCTAACCGTAGTTGGAGTAAGGGTATCTCTACTTCTGAGTTCATATTGTTGATTTCCGTTTGTAAACAATACCAACGCTTTATTGAAAGGTTGAACATAGTTGATCTTTGATACCTGAGCAGATCCTAATTTCACATCAATTGGATCGGAGTCTATTAGTTGAGAGAAACTATCTTGCCAGAAATTAAAATAATCTCCGGTCTGAGAACCAACAACATTCTCTCCCGCCACTATCCAGAATCTATTTCTGTGTAGACATATATCGTTTATTTGTTTTCCAACAAATGTTGCGGGTGGATTTGTAAGACCATCTCCAGATAATCTTGGTTTCCATTCTACTTCTTTTACTTCAAAGACAGTATCTGAAGTCTGTACAATCCTAATCGGCATTGTTGTAGCATCATAGGTTGAGTGTGCCATTGGAGTTCTGACACGCTCATACCACGGTTGAGCACCTATAGAAATGGATTTATACCAACCGGAAGGATGACCTAATGCATCTTCTCTGGCATACCAGTATTCATTAAGTGTCGTGGGTGGTAACGGAAAATCATTCCAAGATTGTTTATTGTGTGCATTTCCGCTTTGATCTACGGGAGTTCCATTAAAGAGATATGAAACTGTACTAGCATCTGTAGCGGTGGTTGTTGAGGTATTGAGAACTATTGTGGTATCATCAAAGGAAACTGCATGAATATTTGCAGGCGCAGTATTCATGTATGCTTTTAATGTCCCATCCTTACCTGATTGATAATTTACAGTACAGGTAGTTCCATCTGCTTTGAATATACGGAGAGGTGTAGAACCGTCTTGTTTGAATATAAAGATATATCTTTGAGTAGAACTTCTCTCATGCCAATGTATAAACAAAGTACCAGTCGGATCTGTTATATTCTTGACATAGGTAGATCCGTTTCTCTTTTCCAAACCAGTGGTCATATAGGTAAAGCAGTTGTCAATTTCCTGCATTTGATTTGTAAATCTTTGGGTTTCAGGTTGTCGTGAAACTCCACCAACTAGATCTGATATGATTGTAGATACAATAGGCATTCAACTTCTCCTTTAGCGTGGACCCCAATACCTGCGTCCTCCAATGCTTGCCCAATAAGACTTTGAGTTGTCCATAAAGTTTGCATCTCTTGCACGGACATCCTTGGATCTTGCATTGATGCGAGAAAGCATTGCCTGTTCATTGAGAACTGCATCACTTTGTTTATCACCAACTGTAAGGATTTGATATCGTCTTGCTGCCTGATCGCATGCAAAGAACTGATCTGCGGTTTCAAGATCTTCAAAATCAATTTGAACAACTGTCTTGATGAATAATGAAGTACCTGTTTCAAATACACTAGTACCTTCATTGTCAAGATCTATTAGGTAAGTAGGATTTCTTCCTTGTGCAGCAACATTCCTATCGGCACTATTGCCATAGGTATCAACATGAATAATATTATCAGAGACATAAATCTTTCCATTATTGTCAGGAAGGACTTCTGAGTATATTGTGTTAGTATTGGTTCCATTCATTTGAACCATGATAGTTGCTTCATTCAACATCTGGATTGCGATGGTCACATCGTTAGCACCAGATACTGTTAGAGAAGAAACTGGGAATTCTCCAGATGCTACTAGGATTCGGTTGACGGCATCAAGGCGGGAAAGCGCACCCATGTATGGTACTCCTTTTGTAATTTAGTATTGCTTCTGCATGTTCAGGATCTCTAATCATACCTTCTATCTTATTGCATAATTGACATAATACTTTACGAATTTCTCCAGTATCATGATTATGATCTTGACATTTATCTGTATCATTCTTAAATGCTATATTACAACATTCACAATTAGTACAAGAGACATAATGATTCCAATCATCCTCAGTTGCTTTTGGATATTTGTTATAATATGCCTTATCTTTATTCTTTCTATAGTATTCTCTACCATATTGCTGTCGTTTATCTAGATGTTTATAGTAAGATTTAGAAGTATGCATACGATGATATTCCATTCGTTCCTCTTCTGTCATCTTTGATAAGAACTTATTTCTTCTTTCTTTTGACTTTTGCCTTCTGACTTCTGGATCTTTATATGGCATAAGTTCTCCTTGAAAAAACGAAAAATAAGCGGATGGAATATTTCATCCATCCGCCTTAGAGTTGTGATTAATACTCAGAGTATTCGTGAAATCCATACATCTGTCTTGGTTTCAGAAGTAGCAGGTGAAGTCAGAGTGACAACACCAGATGAAATGGTTACAACCAAGTCATCTGCTGTAGTACCTGAAACTGCAAGGTGAGTACCTGAAACTTGTGCTTTTGCAGCAGCATTTACGAAGATGAAACCACTTGCGTTCTTTGCTGCCGTTGCGCCTACGCCTTGAACAGAAAAGACTGCTGGATAGGTTTTGACTGTAAAGGTAAGAGTGTCGCCAGCGGCAACTTGTCCTAGTCTGTGTTGAGCACCCCAATCGGCATCTTTAAGAGTTACAGTTGAGATGGGATTGACTGCTTCAATGGTTTCTTTATACAAATTGGTAGTAGTATCTGCCATGTTATTTTATCCTTTTGTTGATTGTAGTAGAAAATGAAAGATAATATTGGGGAGTTTGCAGTCCTCCCCATTCATTATCAGGCGGCACTGATTTCGTATGCGCAGTAAGGACGGAGTGCTCCGCCACCCATGAGCATCTTAGCAACCATAAAGTCGCTTTGACGACGAACATCACGCATAGTTTCAGTGGTGATACCTGCCATTTGTACAACGCCGATGGCAGACTTATGGAACATTACGCCCATGGTCTTGGTGAAGTCACCTTGGTACTTAGCAGGACCGGTAGTAATGTTGGTTGTTGGAATGTGATTTGATGCATAAACAGGAGTACCGAACACATCAATAGGAACTTGATAACCTTGAGTAGCGTTAGCATTTGGTCCCTTGATTCCGAGATCGCTACGACCCCAGATACCACCAGCAGCGGCGTTCACAACACTACCGTCGTAGTATGGAAGACCAAGACGACGGAGAGCGTAATAGAGACCAACTCTAACTACGCAAGCACGCTCGTTGGCAGGAACATCTTTCTCATCCATTGCTTGAGAAATGCTTGCCATTGCTTCAACGAGAGCAGCACCGTCACGCTCAGTGTTGCCGTTTGCAGCGGAGAAGTCTGAGAAACCGTCAGCAGTAGCATAATCGTTACCACCGATTGGGAATGAGTTAGTACCGGTATCGGCAGTTACTCTTGCTGCATTGACGAGCAAGCAACCAACCTTACGGTCCATTTGGCGTGCCATTTCACGACCGCATTCAAGAGCGAGTTCATTGCGAATATCAAAGTGTGCCATTGAGGTATCAATGTCATCAACTTCAAAGTGAGCAACTAGAGGACGGTCATCAAGAGAAATGGTGTACTCTTTGGTATCAACATCCATACCGAGGAGTTCAGTACCCGCTTCGTGGTACTCTGAACCAATCTTCCAGACGGCAGGATATTTGACATCCTTACCTTCAGTGATTTGTTTGTAATTAACGAGAGGGAGGAATTGATTTGCTTCCTCAAAAGCAGCGATAACTTCTCCACCAAAGACTGGTAGGAGCAAGTCGGTTGGAGTCTGAGAACCAGTAGCAAGTGCTTGGTTAGTCAGAAATCTCAGTGTATTAGCATTATTTGCCATTGTAATTTATCCTTTGTGAATTTGTTTAAAACATTAAAACTAAACGAACATTGTGATGCCTTCATCAGATTGTCCGTGCCTTGTCCACAAAGGGGGGTCGGGTCTAACTATACATCTAAGTCCTCTCCTATACTCTCATATAGAAGAGAACTAAGAGAAGAGAAAGAAATAATATGCTGTTAGAGAAACAGCATTAGCGAAGTTCCATGTCGGGTAAGTCCCGATTTTATGGATCTCTATTTCAAGTGATAATAATTTTCGCTGACTTCCTAAGGTTTTCTTTTTCAGTAATAACCTGTAGGTTTCTGGGATGATGTATACCACCCTTACTCAAAGGATGAATATGGTCTACCTCATACGGAGTCCCTGTGATTTGACCGAGACCATCGGCAACAGCATACAGGAAATCAATCTCCAGTTTCTCACGGTCGGTGAGTTCTGGAGTTTGGTTTAGTTTCCTTGCTCTTCTTCGTCCTGATTTTGCATTTACTTTTGCGGGGTTATTTTTCCCCCATTCTTTTTGATATTCTTTTCGTTGCTCAGAATTATTTTCATAATGTTGGCGATTGTATTCGGGATGTTCTTCTCGCCATTTACGATTTAATTCCCGTCGTTTCTCTGCGTTATTTTGATTCCACTTACGATTCCATTCCCGTCGTTTCTCTGGATCTTTATACGGCATTTGGTTTACTTTTTAATAGTTCTTCTGCTATTTGTTTTCCTACTTCAATGCCCTTATTATAACTATCTTGTTTCTCTGCGGCAACCTTAGCATCTTCACCCGGTCGTTTCATTAACAATCCGCCACCACCTGCTAGAACTGAAAGAAGTAAAGCACCACCGGGGAAGGACGGGGCAGCACCTTGAATCAAACCCATACTAGTATTTAGCAATGAAGCGATGAAATCATATGTGCGGTTAGAATCTTCTACTGCAATCTTTAGTGCTTCAGTATTGCTAGAGACATAGTATTGCCAATCTGCCCATACTTTATTTGCTTCTGCTAGGGTTAGTTTTCCTTCTGGTAAATCTAACGCTTGCGTAACTTCTGTTGGTGGTGTGAATGGAATCCACGACTGTACATTACAACCTTGTGCTACTCCCATAACAAGAAATGCTGCTACAGTTAATCCCCATAACCCTAACGAATATTTATTTTGCTTGATCCAGTTTACCATTTGTTATTTCCTTTGGAGGTTTAACCCCGAATATAAGTGTAGATAAGAATATTATAAAGGCGAGAAATACAGTGACTAGGTATTTCTTTATCCATTTAACCATTTGCTATCTCCCGACGAACGAATCCTTGCTTGTACCCAATCGGTATATTTCTTATCTCGTCCATACCTTGGGTCACGAATGTGCGTGGTCATATCCTTACGGTTCATGAACGGTTCAATTTCTTGTGTTGCAACCACAGAAGTCTTTTCTGGAACCGATTTCTTTGGTTCTTTTGCGGTTGGACTTGGTGTGCTTTCTCTTGACATTCTGGCGTGTAGACCAAGCAGAGTAGTCTTCCAAGCAGGTGAACTAAGTTGCTGATTGACCACTTGTCTTTCTTGGTCTGATAGACTTTCACTTGCAAATTTGATGATCTTCTGAAGTTCATCGTTACCTCCTACCATCTTTGCTGCTTCTTGAACCAAGGCAATACTTCTCTGTTTCCAACCATCAACATATTGATTGATGATATGATCCGGTACTTTGTACTTTGCCTTTAATTTTTGTCTGGTTTGTGACGAGAGGTCTCCTGTTTTCTGGAGTTCAAAACCCAACTCGTCCCATTCCGCATCGTTCTCTGTTGGTGCTGGTTGTTCTGG